GCTATACGGGTTTGGGACAGCCCCAGCGGCTTCAGCCCCGCCGCTGAACAAGTTGCTGAAGCTGCCGCTCTCGCCCCCAAGGGCGTTGCCTATGCCGCTCGACAAGCTCCCGAGAGCCGCCGAGCCTATGGTTCCAGCGCCGCCCAAGAGAGCTCCAGTGAGTGCGCCCTTACCGCCTCCGGTCAAGCCACCTACAGCACCTCCGATTAGGGCGTTACCCAGAATGCTTGCACCTGACGCCCCGAGCACGCTGCCTGTAGCTAAGCTGCCCAACCCTATGCTTCCAAGCAAGGATGCACCCAGAGGAGCGCCAACGCCCGTCGCCATAAGTGCCGCGGATGCAATGGCTGCAACAGGTGCAAACCAACGCTGCTTATAGAACGGCGTGAACTGAGGCATCCCGGTCTCGGGATTGATCGTCGGCTCACCCCAGTGCTTCAGGAGCTCGTCGTATTCCTGACGGTTGATGTGGATGATCATGGTGTCGCCATGAACGCCGGCGTCCGCGACCTTTTTGGCCTGCCCTGCAAGACCACCCTTCGCCATGTTCTCCGTATGCTCTTTGGGCACGCGGATGCAGATCGGCTTCGTACCGACGCGCCCGCCCTTCGCAAACATGCTCATTGGGCTGCCACGAAATGACATATCCTGAGCGTCCGGCGCCAATGGCATGTAATTAGACGGATAGCTGGGAAGGTTTATGGTCATGTCAGTTACTCAGTTGTACCGCTCGGGTGAAAGCGAAAGCCCATTCCTGCCAATCTTCATAGTTTAGCGGATTTGGCGGGTTTTGTTTACCTACTTCGAAAAAAGCTACGACGCCTAGAGCCCACCCCTGCCAGTCCGCTGGGTTCTGCAACTTGCTGATCGTACCATACTGCTCAAGAGAGTACGTCATGGAGTCCGTCCAGTCCGTCACAGTCATGGTGCGTGGGTCGATCATCCAAGCACCGTCCCGTCGCTGACTTCAATGTGAGCTATGCACTGACCCATTTGGTAATTTCCGCCAACCTCGTTGGACTTGAAGATAAACCGCATTTCGCGGCGCGTCTCTTTGAAAAAGACGACCTGCTGATATGGCTGCACGATATTTGCCTGATCAGTGAAGACGTGCTCGTCCGTCGTGACTTCTGGCGCGCGCGCATTGGCGCGACCTGTAATTTGAACGGTCATGTCCCCAGACTGAATAAAGTCAGGCTCAATGAGGGCGCAGCGCATAGACCTGTTCCGAGCCTGATTTTGGTCGGCAACGAACGAAATGTCAGCGGTCTGGAAGAAGGACGGTATCGAGTTAGTGGCCGCCCCGTCTACCTCATCAACGCCAAACTCGTGTTGCCACATTTTATAAGTGCCCCCCTCTTGCTTGACCCCGGTCAAGATTGGGAATTGGTAGACGGTTGCGAACCTGCCAGCAGATCTGCCTTCATTGGGCAGCTCGGTATCGTACCAAGTGTTCTCGCGAATGTTGTAGATGACGGCATGCGTGCACTCAGTCGCGGTGCCGCGAGGGTAGCACCACCAGATTTCGCCAAAACGCGGAACCTTGTAGGCGAAAACCTTCTGCCGCTGGGCGTAGTTAAGGTTGTCGAAGAAGAAGTTCTGGTTGAGCTGGTTCGGGATTTCGCGAACCACGCCGTTAAATTGCAGGAAGCGGTCGACGCCGCACCAGTAAAAGATGCCGTCGTACTCAATCGTGGATTGAGACGACAGGATAGATGTCTGGGCGCTTATTGTGTCGAATTGGAATATTGCGGTTCCGCCGACAAACGTGCACCGGATAAGGCTGTCGAGAGACCAGAACAGACCAGCCGGCGCATTGCCAGGGCCAGCTCGCAGGGGAAGCGCAGCGACAATTTTCTGAGCCGTTATGTAAGCCTCTCCAGACCCAGAGCTGGTCCAGTCATTGGGGTTGTTGGCGACGGACCATGCAACAAAACCATCAGACCCAAAGCAAAAGACGTATGGATATAGGCTGACAACACCGCCGGAAACAGCAGGCGCTGTGTTTGCAACTAGAGGGGTCGTAGTATTCACGAGCCCCCAATATAGCAAGGACGTTGCGGCGCTGTCGATCTCAGCCAAATTCTTGCCGGGATGAGCCAGCAAGTAGGCGCCAGGAGACACGCCGACGGAGTCAAAACTTGCGTCAAATGTCCACAAATGCAGTGAGTTAGAAACAAACCCCCCTGGAGTGCGATCCGACACGCTCGTGACGACGCCATTGGCGTTCACGGAGAACTGCTCAATGAAGCTGGCGCTGCCGGACGCGATATAAAGAAGGCCGTTCTGGTTGTATGCGTTCAGGCCTCTGGAGACCTCCGATAGCTCATTGGTGAGGCGCCTGTATCCAAACATCTTGCGGGGAAGCCCCCTCTGGAACCTGCACCATTGACCGTCAACATAAAAACCATTCTCAAAGCGCGTGCCATCGCGCTTGATGCCAGGTAGAGACTTAATGACGTATGGTGTGATCGCCATCAGCTAAGGATCCCGATGCCCATCGCCACAGCGAATGCTTTTGATGGGGCGTCAATTGCCGTTCGTGCTGCCGCCGCATTTGCAGCTATAAACACAGCATCGCCTACCGCTGTGGCCCCAAGGGCAGTTCGGCCTGCCGCTGCATTTGCAGCTATGAACACAGCCTGGCCGGTAGCCGTTGCACCTAAAGCAGTCTGGCCGGCGGACGTAGTCGCGGCCGTAAAGACGCCAATTCCGACTGATGTGCCTCCGAGATTTACGCGGGCGCCAGATGCTGTCGTCGCACCCGTGCCGCCATCGGCAATAGCCACAGGAACAGTAATGCCACCCGTGGTCGTCTGGCCCGTAACGACATTGGTGCCGTCGCAGTAAAGGATCTGGGCGTCGCCCTGCGCCACCGCTATGCCCGTTCCGGCAGATGTCTTAACGGTGAGCGTAAATGCGCCTGTTGTCGCGTTAGTCACCCAATATTGCTGAACGGTGACGGGTACGATGATGCTTCTATTGCCGGTTAATACGCCTGTGAAGTTGTAGGCAATCCGGTTTAGCTCGGCGCCAGAGAGTGTGTAATTGCCGGTTCCGGCGACATTGATAGACGTGTAGTCAAAAGCTGAACTAGTGGCGCTGGCGCTCAAACCTATGGTGTAGAACGCGACGCCGTCACAGATGACCATTGCAGATTGGCTGATGGTCAGGGTCAGCGTTGCGGCGCCATTGATGAGCTCTGCCCCCGCCGGGTCAATTGTGATTGAGCTGGTTCCGCTATTGCGGATGTAGCAGAACCAGTCATCGCCGAGGGTAGCGGCCGCTGTGAGGGCGAGCGTTCCAGACGCGCCGCCCCAATTGATCATACGGGCCCGCTCACCAGCGCCCAGAGTATAGTTTGAGTTTATATCATCGACCACGATCGCTTGGTTGAGCGTCGTCGTGATGGCCTTAAGGCCAGCACCAGCAAGAGCTCCGACATTTGCGGTAGACGTCGCAGCGCCAAACTCATACGCAAACCATACGCCAGCAGCCGTCGTGTTTGAGGTCATGTAGACCTGCCACAATTCGCCTGACGCGATGGAGCAGATCGTCGTGCCAACGCTGTTGACGACATCAAATGTCGTGCTGCCGACGTTATTGAACAGGAAGCACTCGCCGACGCTTGCCTGGTTCGCCTCCGGCACGAAAACCTTGCGGCTCGCGCCAGTCGAGTTGACGTTCATAATTCTTGCGGCGACATAGTCAGCCGCAGCATTCGGGGCGTTCGTCTCAAGCGGCCACGCCAGCGTGACGTCAGCGGCGCTGAGGTTAAACGCCAGATAGGACACGTCGGACGGGTATATGTTAGTGCCGCCAAAAACGTCTGTGTAGGTGGTCATTTAAGCCTCCGTCCGCTTGGCTGAGCGATCAAGGATCTTTGAGAGATCCTCACCATTGAGGGCCTGAGCGGCTCGATCATACATTTGTTGCCACACGCCAATGCGCTCGTCGTTCTTCAGGAACGGCGTCGCCTCAAGCAGGGAGGCGTAGAGAAGGAGCTGCGGCGCGTATTCGGTGAGCCAGTTGCTCTGATTGGTGTCGTCGAGGAGGGGTATCAATTGATAGACAAGCACCTCAAAGGGATAGGCGGCATCTGGCGTTGGTGAGACGATCCAGTTGGTGTAGTCGTAGTCGGCGTAGAATACCGGCACACCAGTTAGATCGCGATTGGGCCAGTACGAGCGGATATATTCATAAGAACGAGGCCACAATTGAGTGTACTCGCTGTTATTTGTGCCTTGGCCGAAGTTGAACGACACCGTGGTGCGCCAGCGGTCGGGCTTGGGATAGACTGCGAGGCCCGGCTGGAAGTTGCTGGTCACGACGTTGATGAGGCCCTGAACCTTGAGCTCACGGGCTATGCGACGCTCGGCCAGATTGATCAGGCGCGGCAGTTGCTCGTAGACGATCTCGTCTGACGCCAACGTGAAGCCGCGTTCAAGATACCGCCTGAGATCTGTCTGCAATGATGCGAACGTCGTCGTCGTTGCCATTATTTAGTCCCTTGGCAGTACCCGTCACGACGGGCATTGTTCACCTTGACCTCAGTAATCGTCTCCCGCGTGTCTTTGGAGGACCAAGAGATGTCCTTCCAGACCATGCATGCGGTCGTGTTAGTCGCGACGGTGCCCGTCAGTGTCGAGCAGCCGCTCAGGAGAAACGTCGACGTTATCACCAGCACGAACCGCATCTTGAACTCTCCTGAGAGCGTCAGCCGTGGCCGCAGCCGTTATCTCGGCAACGGCGTCAGCCCGTATCTTAACATAAACGCCGCCCAGAGCCACTACGATCAGGCCAGCGATTGCGATGTAGCGGCCGATCGGAGTAAAGAGGAAAGCGATCATGCGCCCTCCTCGTCAAGCCTCTGTTTGCGAAAATACCAGATTGCGCCCGCTGCTACCATGATGACGAGGCACACAACGGCAGTGCCGCTCATGGCTGACAGCATGTCGCCGCCTTCCTTGATGATCGGCATGACTTCCTGCACCACAGCAATCGCGCCAGCGCCACCGGCAATAACAGCGCCGTTAGCCTCCTTGGACTGCATGATGGACTTCGACGCCTTGGGCTGGTCGGGATCTGTGCGGGCTTCGTCATTGCAGACGGGCTTCTCGGTGTCCATGCCGCGCCAGAGCTTTACTTCGGCACGACGACGGCGAACTAGGCCCGGTAATTCCTTACCACCGCCCTTGGTCCATTTCATGAACTCAGCGGGGACTTCGTCAAACTTCTCAGCGTTGACCTTCTTTAGCAATGTGGACTTTTGCAGAGCGCCCACACCAGCATTGTAAGCAAAATCAACGAGCGCATCAAATTGACCTTGAGTGATGCCGACCGTGACAAGTTTCCGTACACCATCTTCGTACTGTCCCATGTCACGCTGGAGGATTTCCTCAGCGTTCTCTTTGCTGATGACCATGTCGGCGCTGACGATTGGCGCTCCGGCTGCCGAGGTGTGGCCGTAGCCAATGGTCCAGACCAAGGCAGGGCATTTATAGGCCTTCAGCCGGAGGCCTTCAAATTCTTTGACCAGCGCAAGGCCGTCTGCGGACATCTTCATTTGGCGGCTCCGATCTCAAACGTGAGGTTAGCGTGATCTGGATAGTTCATGAGGACTTCGCCCTCTGGGCACTTGTAGCGGATGTGCGCCAACAAAGTGGCCCTGCCAGGCGAGACCTTGGATGGGTTCTCGATAGATATTGTATAGCCAAACTTGTCGATCTTGTCCGTCGCAGGCCCCGAAAACTTTGCAATAGACGGGGTTGCATTGTGGACTATGTATCTGGCGTCCCGTACTTCGAGGTAGAATTGCTCAACTGAGCAATCGTCTCGTATCTTCCTGCGGGCAGCGACAACAGCAAACTCTCCGTCGGCTGGGCCGTGGGTGATGCTGAAATGCTCGGCTGACCATTCAAGGATCGGCTTCCTGAAGAACCCGACCTTGTCTATCGTGGTGTAGCCACCCGCAACCATGGCCAAAAGCGCGGTAACCGCGCCAACTGACTTTGTGACACGGTCTATATCCATTATTTACCTAACCAACGCTTCACAGTTTCAGTCTCGTAAATACGTATGCCCGTCCAAATGATGGTGAAAATGGCGGCGACGGATGGGAGCACGTT